GGCCCTGCGGGTTATAGGCGCTGCGCGCCGGGCGGCGCACGAAATCCTCCTTCACCGCGTTGAAGCGGAAGGAGGAGCCATACAGGCCAGCCCGGAGGCCCGGCAGGAGCTCGCGGTTGTACGCGGTGTCGAGCAGCGGGACCTCGTAGCGCGCACCGTAGTCGTCTTCCTCGAGGACGGCGACCGGCCCCAGGACCTTGTGCCCGAGTTGGGGATCCTTGCCGTGCTGGAAGGTCACGCGGATGCGATCACGGTTCTCGGCGAAGGTCTTGCGGAAGGCACCCGGCGCGAGCCGCTCCATGAAGTGCCCCTCGAACACGGAGTCGATCTCGGCCCACTCGCCGAAGCGCGCAAAGTGACCGACCATCGTCGGCATTGCGCCATCCTCGCCATCGCGGAGTTCGAAGTCGCCCGGCTGCGCGCGCACGAGATTGTCGCGCGGCGGGCGGAACTCGGCCGTATCGCGCGGCGCTTCCATCATGCCCTCGGCCTTGCCGTGCATCATGAGGTGATCGTGACCGCAGGAGGTCGTGCCTTCCTGGGCGACGCGGGAGAGGGCGTTGCGCAGATGCGGCAGGTCGAGCTCGCCCGCGGCGTTGTGATGCGGATAGTGGCGCAGCGAGCGCGGCGTCGTCTTGCCGTCATCGTCCTTCTCGCCACCGTCGTCGATGCACGCGAAGGCGGAGTCGGGCAGATCGTTGATGTAGGCGGTATCCCACTCGGCGCGGGTCGGTTGCTCATCGGTCATGGCGCTGGCCTCGCTTGCATAGAGGGCGGCCTGCTGCTGGTGTGCGGCGGCCTCCGTGGGATGACAGCCCTCGAGGGAGTCATCCGTCTGCTTCACCACGCCCCACGGCTTCGCCGCGGGACAGCGCCCATCCTGTTTCACATCCCAAGGCATCTCAGGACTTCCCGTTGTTGAGGTACGGTTCGAGGAGCGCGGCCAGCGCGCGGCCGGCCTGTGTCGCGGCGGGCGGCTGGCCCTCCGGCATCGGCGGCTGGAGCTGGACGCTGAAGAGCCCGGTATGCAAAAGCCGCGTCAGGTCGCCCGAGGTCACCGCGGCGACTACCGATTGCGACTCGTATCCGGCGTCGGTCAGCGCCTTGATCGACTGCGCCTGCGCCGCCTGGACTTCAGCCGCATCCTTCTTGTCCTCGAAGAGGAACGGGATGTCGCGGTCGTCATACCAGAGCGAGGCGCCGGACGGGGGCGGCATGATCGTTTCGAGCGAGCCCGCGAAGTTGCGCCAGAGCGGGCGCATCGTGCCATCGGCGAAGCGCCGCCGTGCCTGCCCATAGTTGCTGTAGGTCGCTGCCTCGAGGCCCTCGGAGAGCCCGACGATGATCGGCGGCACACCCGCCGCGGCGGCGATGCGCGTCTCGCCCGCGCCTTGCGTCAGCTTGAAGTCGAGCTGCTTGAGGTCGGTGCCGACCACCTGCACCGAGGCCCCGGCGGCGAGGTAGAGCGTCTTGTACGCCCGCGCCAGGCCGGTCGGTTCGTGCTCCTTGAACGTCTTCACCCAGTCGTCGAACGCCTGCTTGGCGATGTCCTTGTCGAGCGAGACGACCATGTTGGGCGTCGCACCGTTGATGAAGAACTGGAGCTTGTGTGCCGTGGCCGCCGAGTCGGCCATGACCTCGCGGACGATGGGCGTCAACCAGCTCATGCCCCGGAATGAGGCCATCGGGTCGGGGATCGGCGCGAAGTGCGCGACCTCTTCGCGCAACAGCGTCTCGGGGTCGCGGCCCGAATAGCGACCGCCGGGATGGAACAGGTAGCCGAGCACTTCGGCATCGAGGTCGTCCGCGTCCACGTCTGGGTCGGTATCGGAACCGAGGACGATGGTCACCCAGTCGGGACGCATCCGCCGGATGCGATCACCGGCCCGGCGGCAGAAGAAGTTCCCCGCAAGGTCGGCGTCCTGGATGGCCCGCGCCAGCAGGTCACCCGTCGTGCCGCCGGGCCAGGGATGTTCGAGAACGGCGAGATCCGGCGTGCCGAAGAGGTCGCCGGGGCGGCCGTTGCGAAACTGGCGGAACTGGAAACGCGCCTCGCTGAAGAGCAGCAGGCGGGCCAGCATGCAGGCGAAGATGACGCCGTTGGACTTGTATGCCTGCGCGACGTAGCCGCTGAAGCTGTTCTCGATCTCCTCGGCCTTGCCGGTCACGAGGGTCTGATTGAGGCCGTAGGGGTAACTCACGCCGTTGAAGGTGAACCAGTCGGACCATTCCGAGAGGCTGACGTTCGGGTAGTTGTTGCGCGTGAGCGCGCCCCAGGCGGCTTGCAGGCGACTGGTCATGCCCATGTGAGCAGGATCTCCTTCGGGGGCGCGGGTCGCTGCTGCGCGCGGTCGACCGCGAGGGCGAGCGCGATGCAACCGTCGATCCGCCCACGCGACTTGGATTTCTGGAGGGTGAAGCCGCGCTCGTTGAAGCGCGGCATGGCGTTGAGGACCTGATCCGCAAGGGCGGCGTCGCCCTCGTGGCGGAGCTCGCCGCGCTTGATGACCTCGAACAGCCCACCGCAGACCTTCGTCATGAGCTCGACGCTCTGGGGAATCTCGATGACCCGGAGGCCCTCGTCCTCGAGCATCTTGGCCGGGACATCGAAGAACCGCGGGTCGTAACTGATCGCCGCGACGTCATACGCCCGCGCCAGTTCGCGCAGGTGCTCCATGACATCGGTCACGTCGACGGGCGCATCGCGGGTCGGGATCCAGAGCCGTGATTGCGCGCGGAAGCGTCCCTCGGGATCGCGCTGAACCGCCACGACCGCCGTGGAGTCGCGCTTGATGCCGACGTCGACGCCAACCCATGTCGGCGCGCCAGCTACGAAATCGTAGGGATCGCCCAAGGCGTCCCACATCGCCCGGCCGTTCGGCCCGAGCCATGAGTCCACACCCTCGACCCACTGGCCGAGGCGGAAGACGCGGAAGTGACCCTCCGGCGACGCGCCGAGGTCCGTTTCGAGAGCCGAGATACGGAGGAACCCGGCGCGGATGGCCGGGTTCGCGGCCCGCCAGACGTTCCGGTCATTGAGATCAGCGCCGGCTGGCGCAGCGAACTCGTGAAAGACGATACCGGGCAGCGCGCCCCTCTCGCGGACGAGCTTGCGGACGTGGTAGAGCGCATTGTCACGGTCGAGGCCGGGCGTCCCGACCCCGATGACGAGGCTCCGCGCCCGCTTGCCGGTCGCGAGCCGCAGGCTTTCCCATGCCTCGATGGGCTGGAAGCCGATCTCGTCCATGATGGCCAGCGAGGGATCGAGTCCCTGCAAACCGTCGGGGTCGCTGGCGATCGGGAACAGCTCGCCCTCGTTGAAGGGCACGGTGACCCGCGGCGTGGCGATGCCGGTGTAGATGAGCGCGCGACGAAGCAGCTCCGGTTCCGCCTTGACCATCGAGACCGCGACGCCGTAGCAGGAGCGGATGGCCTGCCCGATCGTCGTGGCCACGATGGGCACCTGCGGCGCGCCGGTCGCATCGTCATCGAAGAGCGCCCAGACTGCCAGGGCGCCGCCGCTCGACGACTTGCCATTGCCACGCGGTGTCAGGAGCACCGCGGCATCGATGCCATCGGCGAGCGCCTCTTCGAGGAACTCCTTCTGGAAGCGCGCGAGCTTCAGCGGCTGGCCGTGTCCCGTGCCCTTCGGTGGGCGGCAGTATGTCTCGATGAAGCGGATCGCGCGGCCGTGCCGGGAGCGGATGCGCCACTGTTTCCAAGGGCCGGGAGAGGTGTCGGCGACGCGCTTCGCCGCGTTGCCACGGCTGTAGGTTGGGGGCATGTAACCATCCGTAACCACTGTGGTTACACTTGACGCGTAACCCGTAACCGAGGCGTAACCAATGGGCAGGGATCGAGCCGCCTACATGCGCGAGTACCGCGCCAAGAACCGAGCGCCGGTACGGACAGACTTCGGGAGCGAGGCAGCCGAGCTTCGGCGTCAGGTTCGGGAGTTAGAGGAGGAAGTGCGCCACCTGAAAGCTGAGCTGGCGCGGCGGACTACGCCTGCTCGCGAGCGGTCGTTCGGGCAGTCCCGCCCAGCGCCGAAGCCTGGACAGCGCCCGTTGTAGGTGTGCGTGCTGC